GAGGGAAGAAAATGGATAAAAAACATCAAATGGAATATTAACCTTCTTACAAAACCAAATCAAATTATAAAGTTGCTTTAAAGTATCAGTCATTACTTCTGCCATTGATCCTGACCAATCAAGAATAAAGATCAACCCATGATTTTTTCCATCAGGAACAACATTTACTTTCTTAAAGAGATCTTCATTAAACTTGTATGTATGAAGTTTTGATGTATTAAGAATTCCAGTTTTAGCAATCGTAGATCTAGCATAAGAATCAGCACTCTTTTTCATTTCAAATTCTTTAACAAGAAAATTGACTTCTTTCTGTGCTGATTTTTTAAAACTTCTATACTCACTATCAACTTCACCATACAAATCTAGATCACCTCTAGCAATTGTTTCTTTATAATTATATTCCCAATTTGACCAATTCAACTCACATTTTTTATGTATGTCCTCATTAGAAAGAATAATATCATCTAAATTTAACTCTGGTATTTCAACATATACATTTTCTCTACTATGCTCATTTACAAGATTTTTAAGTGCCTTATCTAAAGATTCAACAGTTCTTGTTTCTGGTTCCTTAACTGAATCTACAGAAGCGCCATCACCATCCATCCTATTATTATCAACATCGCTATCACTCCTACTTTCCACAGGAGCATCACTATTAGACTCAGGAACGGTAGTATCAGTATCGTCACTGTCGCTATCAGGGCTATTCCTATCCCCTTCAGAATCCATTCTAGCATTTCCTTCAATTTTCTGCTCTTGAGGTTCAGATTCCTCTTCTTTCTCTTGTTTGCAGAAATTATATAACGCCTCTGCTGCGGATAGGGTGTCATCAAACGTTTCGGCATTTTCAATTAAACGGAGAATCGAAGTTTCAGCATCTGAAAAAGATATATCATTCCACGCACCAACCTTGAAATATAAATTAATCCTATCAGCAAGGTTAAAAGTAGTAAGATCTTGATCATTAATATCAAAGAAATCTAAATCATTGAGTTCATTATATCCTTTATAGAATGTTTTGGCAAGTCCAGCATATCTTCTCTTCATCAACTTCTCAATTCTAGCATCCTCAACAATGTTCATGAATGAGTGTGGTATCTCTTTTTCTTTCCACCATTCTCTATCAGGTGTATAAAGAGCATGACCAACTTCATGTGCCACTAATGAATCATATATTATATTAGTTGCCTTTTCCCATAATGGAAGAATCAATACACGAGTCTGTACATTAAACTGTGCTGTTTCTATTTGCTTATGCTCTATAATAAGATCTTCTGTGGCAAGAAGTTTAGCAAGTTGTGATTTGATTTCGTGCTTGACTGCCATTAGGTTTGTTGCTTATGAACCTATTATAAGACGAAACCCCTCGGTTTGAGGGGTTTAGTAGACGCTTTATCAACTGTCTGCGTCTTTCTCTTGAGGCACGTAATGCCTGTGGTTTAAGTTTTCGTTTGGCCTCCTTCTTGGAGTGGTGTTGCCAGTTTGGAGTGTTCATTGCTCATACTGCTTCTGTGATATCATACGTGAAAATCCCTTAACTTTATCAAAGGTTATGACACTTTCAAATTTGTCATTCAGTTCAGATTTATGGGATATAACAAAAATATTCGCATCCTTTATTATATATCTAATAATCTTAAGAAATTCATCAGTACCAAATCCATCAAGGGAACTATCAAATACTTCATCCATAATAAGAAGATTTGTATTTACAGAATTCTTTACCCTAGCAACCTCTCTCCATGTGAAAAGCAATGCTAAATCAATTCTCATCTTCTCACCTTCACTGAATGATGAATATGAGAAGTCTTCATGAATAGGTGACTTTACCGTTTCATTAAACTCTTCATCCAATGTAAAATTGATATAGAAATCCATCAACTGAAGGTAACGATTTACCTGTTGATTAATAAATGGTAGATACTTCTTAATTATTTTCGTCTTTACACCATCATCCTTTAGAAGAGAATAAGCAAAATCATAATAAGTAATTTCTTCTTTTTTTGCAAATAAATCTTTTGATGTTTGTTTGAGACCTTGTTTAAACTCTTCTAATTTCTCATGTTCAGTATTTCTATTTTCAAATCGTTTGGTAATTGTTTGAACTTCATCTTCAAGATCTCTGATCTGTCGTTGATTGAGACTAATCCGAGTATTGTTTTGAGAAATGTCATGGTTGAGTTTAGTAATCTCCTTTGATAATTGAGTAAACTGATTTTGCCTTTCTTGCTCATTTTGAATTGTTATTTCTAGTTCTTTGTAACCAGATTGCAATTCTTTTGCTTTATCCTGAACATCATCAATTTTATTTAACCTAAATGATTCTTCTATAGATTGTGTACAGGTAGGACATACCGTATGTTCTGTGAAAAACTTATGCTCTTTGGTAATAGTAGATACCTTCTGGGTGATTTTACCTTTAAGATTATTAAGTTTCACTAACTTTTCACCAGCACCAGCAACAACTTCTTGCTCCTTAAGTAAATCTGATATGTCTACTTCAACAAGTTCATTTTTTTCTATGTGAGTATCATTTTCAATACTCAATGTTTTAATCTTTTGTTTATTATTTTCAATATTAGTTTTACCTTGCTCTTCTAATTCCTTAATAAAATTCTTTTGCATAGACATTTTATCATCAATATTCTCTTTCTTAAGTTCTAATGATTTTATTTGTGTTCTCTTTTCCCTTAAAGTTTCTTTAACTATACTATTCATAGCAGAGAAAATACGAATATCTAAAAGATCTTCAATAACTTCTCTTCTATTTGAACCACTTAACTGCATAAATGGGACAAATGTACTACTACCTAATATAACAATTTGAGTAAATGATTTATAATTTACCTTTAATATAGTTTCTTCTAATATTTTTTGGTTTGATCTATCATCTGCTTCTTTATGCAACAAATTACCATCGACTTCAATATCAAATATATTAGGTTTTATACCCCTTCTTATAATATAATTTCTATTATTAATATTAAATTCTATTTCAACTAAACAATCTTTTTCATTAACAGTATTAATTAATTGTCCTTTATTAATTTTACGAAATGGTTTATTAAACAAAGCAAAGGTAAGAGCATCCAACATGGTTGACTTTCCAGAACCATTCGTACCAACAATTAAATTTGTATTATGTTTTAAAAAATCTACTTCAGTCCATTGATTACCTGTGGATAGAAAATTTTTCCATTTAATTTTTTGAAATGTTATCATTTTTTGGGGGAATTACGAAATCATCAGATGTAATTACTGCATATTTGTAATTATGCATTCTACATGTTTTTATAGCAAGTGCGTCATCAACCTCTATCACATCCATCATCTTATCTTCTTGATCTTCCAACATCATAGCATACCTTTCGGCATCATCCTCTTCTTCAAATAAAAATAAAACTTGGTGCCCATACTGATCATCCACAGCATAGGCACCTTCTTCTCGTTTATTTTTCATTGTTAGTAAGTACATTACTCTACTTCACAGGATTGTCTATAAAGATCTTGAAAAATACCTTTGATGATGTTTTTATCATAATCAGTGTCTGATTCATCAATATATCGATTCAAAATAGAAATAGTACTCTCCTCTTCTTCAATTTTAAAATCTTCATTTTCTTGAAGATCAAAATTTTCAATAATCTTAAGTTCATGTACTCCTGCACTATAAAGTTTATCTAGAAACTTTTCAAAATCTTTTAAATTAGATTTTTTTCTAACGATAATTTTTACAATTTTATTTTTATATTCAGTTGTATTAAACAACTTATAATTGGTATCTTCATAATATACATTATAAAATAATTTATAAGGATTGTTAATTGGAGTATGTTCTAAAGTATCTGTATCAAAGAGATGAAATCCTCTCGGATCATTTACATCATTCCAGAACATCTCATATGGATTACCCAAATAAAATATTTGACCATCATCAGAACGAGTATGGAAATGACCTGAATAAACTTTCTCAAATTTATTAAAGGTCTTTACATCCATACCCGTTTCCATCATATGCCCACGAGTAGCCTTGAATCCATTTACTTCAAGATGACCCATAGCAATTTTAGCCTTGGTATTTTTGATTAATTTTTGAGTCTTATCATAATTTTCAGAATTAATCCAAGGTAATAAAAGAATCTTTAACTTATCTATAGTAATTTCTGTTGCTTTTGAATAAGTTTGAATATTCTTATAATCCTTTAATAAAAGTTCTGGAGAATTTACATAATTAGTATTTTTGTAATAACAATCATGATTACCAATAAGAGCATGAACTTTATATTTTTTAAGAGGTTCAAATACAACTTTCTTTGACCACTCAAGACTTTGTAAATCAATTGCCTTACGACTATCGAATATATCACCCATATGAATAACAGTGTCTATCTGATGCTCTTCTAAAGACGGAAAGAAGACATTACGATAAAAGAGTTCAAAGTAATCGTGAAGATGCTTTGATCCCTTTCTAGCACCATAATGGGTATCTGTTATAATTC